GTTCACTATGACTCATGAAGATATCCGCACCCCACTGCTGCAACGCAAAGGCCCCAAGAAGCCGGCCCTGATTGGGGCCGTGGTGTTGGTGTTCATCATGGTTTCGCTGCCGATACAGAAAGGTGAAGGTTCCGTCCCAAACCCGATGTTTGTCGGCAAATCTTGCCCCATCGAAGGATTGAAACAGTGCCCCGCTGCCCATGTCAAGGTGGCCCCCAGCCGCGCCCTAGTGCCCCATAACGGTTCTAGTGGGCGTCGCGGTGGGGATGCATGCAAGGTCATAGATGGGCGCTGCTTCATCCCTTTGCAAGGGGAGAAATTGCGCGAAAAGAAGTCACTGCCGGCCCCTTTGATGGCAGAAGTAGACCATGTCGGCCGCCTATTGCAGTTCTCACTGCTACATTGGCGGGAATTGTTAGGAATGACCACTATCATCTTTTGCCTGCTGACCCAATGTTGGTCCAGGCTGGTGGTGGTGCTCATCCTGGTCACCATACCGTGGATTACAGGACTCTGCACGACTGCAACGATCTTGATTGGTTGTCTGTATTATGTTGCGGAATGGTTGTTGGCCTGGGGGAAGAAACCCTACGGGCCCCTTTCCAGAGTTTACAGCGGTAATCGCGAGCAAATGCGTGCTTTGGCTTTACGTCTAACCACACTACCCAGACATGCGGTAGAGCCTGTGGTGACAAAGCCCGTATGCCAAGAATGCCTTTCACATGTGCGAGGCTTCGCAGCCGCCCTATGCCACTACCGCATAATAACCAAGGTTAATTCCAAAGCCCTGCGTGATGCAGCGCCAGGGAATTGGGGTTGCCCTGCATGTCGGTTGAGCAAAGGCGACCGTGAAGCCGCCCTGTTTGGCCTCATGGTGTATGTAGCCTGCTCGCCCACTCTGGAAGCAAAAGGAGATAACAAACAATACCGCATAAAAGTCAATCGGTACAATGACATGATTGAAGATGTAGATGGGCTGTTGGATCAATTCGACGGCGCCTACTCTGAACTCATGGACATAGGTTCCGATGCAGCTCTGGAAGTATCCACTGGCATGGATTCACATGAGTATGGCATGACGGACACACGTCCCGTGGATGCAGCTCGTGCCGCGGCCTCGGCCTCCGCACCAGGCGTTACAGTACGACACAAAGTCACGGCCGTTTTCGATTCAGTGCTGAGCAAAGTTGTCGCTGAATTGTGGGAAGGGCTCACCCCCAACGCACAGAGCGCCTTCTCCGCTAAGGAGAAGGCTTCCTATTCCTTGGGATTTATTCCAAAAGTCATAACCACCCCGTTAGCACTGTCCTTACGTTTCCGGGCGGAAAAAATATTCCGCTCCGTGGTAGCTAACAAGCAGGCCCGCACCCGTGCCGCCATCTCCCAATTAAATGAGGATTTGGACGAGCGGTGGAGCGAAATGGTCGACGGTACCGGGGGGGAATTGACGGCTAGCGCCAGGGCCGAGCTTTTCGCTAAGGCCAAGGCCACACCGGACGAAGAAAAGCTGTTGCTTGCCCTGAACGAAATGGGGACTCACTTCCCTGAACTCGCCGAGACTTACCTTGCCCGTCTCGCTTCCCGCACAACTGTCCACCCCAGCGCCGCCCCCCGCCATACGGGCGGGGATGAATCAGCCGCTTGTGACAGTGCACTACCGGATGATGTGGTCAAGACCCCATTGGCTGACTGCCTCAGCCCGGAACCAGTCCCCTACGAAGAAGTACCGTGCCTCCGTGCCACTAAAAGGGTGGTGGAGGCCGCGGGGGTTTACGGGCCCCTGTACACACCAGTCAGTAACCCTTTCGGTTCAGCCCTCTTGGAGGGAAGCCAACCGCCTTCGGTCCAGGTAGAAGCTTTCGTGCCGGTCCCCGTGAACCAATTCACAGGGGACCTCGAAGCGCCTGCCAAGAAGAAAAGGAAGGCCACCAAGAAGAAAAGGAACAAGGGTAAAGGCCCAGCCGACGAATCTTACGTTGGTGGGGCTCCCCCTTGCGCCATACCACAGCACACCTGCTACGTCACCAATGGTGAGAAAGCCTGCCATGGTTATCTGCGTTCCTTCCCTGGCAAGAAAGGCTGGTACTACGTTACCCACCGCCACGCCATAGGAATCATGTCTGGCAGCATGCACATGGAACTGTGCCCTTCTTATGAAGGGGACGTAATCCTGACGCCTGCAGCCGCTGTGGAAGGAAATCCCGACTCCGTGGTGTACCAACTCTCCGTAGATGGGAACACACCGCTAGGGCACAGGCTTAACACCCTGCCCAGTTCTGTGCTCGCCCCCCCCAAGGAGGGGGGCCCGGTTTCGGCTGCCTTCTTTAGGGAAGGCAGTTGGCACATCAACGCCGGGAAAGTGTCCAGCATTTCCGCTGATGGGCGTGAGGTTCGGGTCACCCTGAACACCATCGCCGGCGATTGCCGCAGCCCCTATTACGACCTGCGTGGCCGTATTATTGGGGCCCACCGCAAAGGAGCTCTTGGCGGACATGCTTCCATGCACAATTCCGGCGAAGTAGACGCCGGTAGGAAACTGACCCCCATACCCGAGGCCGCCACTTTTGACCTGGAGGGTCTGCAGGGCCAAGACTTAGCTTCCCTGCTAGGACGGCCCCTTTCCTCGCTGAATCTCACCCCGCTCGGTCGTTCCAACCGTAGGCTGCCTCCACAGAACCCCGGCAAATGGTGGGACTACTGCAACGAACAACCACTGCCTGATGGGCACGAGAAGTATATCACGGGGATGAACTCCACCGAGTCTGTGCTGAAGGAATGTGCAGAATTCGGCGTTGCAGGTCAACCCCTCACGTTGCCGCCCGGACTACTGGACGCCGCGTTTGACTACGTGGCTGACCAAGATATGTATTCCATCACCCCAGCCCCCCCAGACAAGGATGGCCGTAGCCTTTATAAGGAAATTTATAAGGCCATCGGGCACCTGAATGATTCCTCGTCTACGGGACTGTATGGGATGGAAGGAATGGATGGTTACCGGGACGGCTTGGACTTCTCCAGCCAACGGGCGTTTCTGAAAGCCCTGGGAAAAGGCGGGGAAACCGAAGGAGCCTCCATCGTCGCACGGGACATGGTGGACTTCTTGTCTGAGATCAAGAAATCCCCCCTACAGGCCGCCGACACCGTCACGTGGAAGGTTGTTGGGAAACGTGACACGTACAAGAAGGAAAAGATAGAGAAAGGAGGGGGCCGCTCTATACAGGGGCCCCCTATGCACCTGAAGATCATACATAAGTTGTACTTCCACGACTCAGACGATCGCTGGTGCCGCAATCAGTCTTCCCCGTATTACGTGCACTACAACCCCAACGAACCTATACAGCCCCGCCTCTATGAAGCCATGGAAGGGGCTTACGGTGCAGTGGCTACTGATGTCACTGGTTGGGACCGTTACATGCCGGAAGGACTCATTCAGCGGTACTTCTACCGCTACCTAGCTCGTATGAGCTGGGGAGTGCCAGAAGAAGTTCTGCACTTCATGTACCTAACCACGGTCCATTCTATCCTGCTGCTCCCGGATGGTAGCTTGGTGCAAAAGCACCGGGGGAACCCGTCTGGTTACCCCAACACCATCCGGTTGAACTGCGTGGTACACCGCGCCGTCAACTTGGCTTGCATGGCCTACGCTCGCAACCCGATAATGGCCGCCAGTTGTCCCGCCACCGCCCTCCAAGGGCTGGAGGAAGGGGTACGGTCCTTCTATTGCGGGGATGATGGCATCAACTTCCCGCGGGACCATTCCGCCTGGGAACTGTGCCACAAAGCCCTGGAAGTGTGGAAAAATCACACCACTTGGACCGTCAAACTGGAAGGCCAGATCGTCTATGACCAAGAACGCCGATACTGGGAAACCCCCTCCTTTGTCAGCCGCATACCCCGGCCCGTGTGTGGCGTGTATTATCACGTCTTACACAAACCGGCCAAGGTGCTGTGCAAGCTGTACAGAGGGCCTAAGAACCAGGAACTAACAGCCCTGGAAGAAAGGCGGGAAGGAGTCCTAGTGGCCCTCGGTCACGGAGTGCTAGCCACCAGCGGAGGTGCCCCGCACAAAAGCTGGGAAGAAGACCTGGCCTGGTATCGTTGGTTCGATGCGGAGTTCAACACCAAGGGAGAAGTCCCCCGGCTCATAGGGTTGTTCAAGAAGGCCTTGGACAGGACCCGTAGGCTGGAAGGGGTTCAACCCCTGTGTTGAGCTGGTTGTTGGGGCCGTCGTAATTGGCGGCTTGGAGGGTGGGTGGGCCAATAACAAACACATACCAACACAACGAAGAAACTACTTTTGCAAAATGCCAGGAAAAAGCAAGCGCAGGAGCGTCAAGATCTCGAGCGTGCCAGGTGGGCCGAAGATGGCCATCAGGCCACCAGAACCGACCATGGGTTGGGCCTCGGAAGACCCAGTGATACAGTTCAATTCCCGCCAGCCGGGGGTTGGCAAGTCCCACCACATCACCAGGGAGACACCAGCTCAATCCGGTCTTTCGCCTCATTTGGGGAAGGCTGTGAAGAGAATGGCCACCAAGGCCACCAAACGGGCACTGAACCTCTCAGGGTTCGGGGCAGCCCAAGGCCACCTGAAGCAGGCCCTGGGGAGCAACGAAGTTGCATTAGCTGCCGCATTACCGGTGTGCTGCCCCCCTGTACGTGTGCCTGGACAGTACCGCGATGCCCCATCTGCCACTGCCAGCTTGTATGAGGTGATGGATGTTTCATTCGAAACCCCTACATTCGCTGAGCCATTGGTGCCTTACGGCCAGTACTTTGCCGCCGTGTCTAAGGACCCGCTGCACTGTAAGGCCACATACTCCGCCAAGCCGTTTGCTTCAGCCAACTGGGCCTACGTAATGGTGGCTACTCCGGACTATGGCACCATAGGCAGTAGGGACTACGTCCCTGGAATCGCCAACACCCGGTATGTGTACAACGTACCGAGCGGTGTCCAGAGCTACAACGTGGTGCCGGAATACGCCGTCCCCACTTCTGCCAGCACTTGGAATCCCCATGGTGACGTCCTGTTTCCGTTCTTTGAGTCTGGACACGGGGGGTACTACGTCAATAGTGACCCCACCGGCGTCTCGGCATTCCGCATAAGGCGGGAAGGCGGTGGCACCCTCACTGAAACCAGCACCACCTTCACCTTACACCAATTTTCTGGTAGTGAGTGGGAGGCAGTTGCAACAGTGGGGGCCGCCGGTTACAACGCCGGCAGCGACGTGACTTTGGTCGTGCCATGGCCGGCCTCGAGCGGTGTGAAC